CCATAGGGGTTGGCTGAACAGGCGCATTTTGTATTTTGGTCATTGGTGCGAGCATTTCCATTGTGAATGGAGTCATGTAACCAAGAGCGCGAATGAACTCGCCTAGTGGGTCGATTGCAGAATGGGCGTCTTTGTAAATCTCTTCAAAAAGTTCGTGATACTGAGCAAAATCTTGCCCCATGACGTTCCAATGGTATGCCTGTGACTTCATGTAGAACGCTTGGTAATCAGCGAGGGTTTCTTTCATGCAAGTTGCGCACATTTCCTCGGCGGTTTCTTGCTTCATTAAGCCATTAGGACGAACCTCTGCACCGCCTTGAACGAACATGTTTTTGCTCATGGTCATAGTCGCGCCTGTGTTGTCCGCAGGTAACTTCTTGACTTTGCCTTTAGTTTCTTCAACTTCGTCAGGTTTCATTTTTGGTGCTTTAGGACGAAGCGGTTGGAAACTTGCGTCGTCATTTGTCAAGATTATGCCCATTTTATTCCTCGTCTCTCTTGTCGGTTGCCTTCGCGCCGAAGTATCCGCCAAGTATGCCTATAACGCCACCTAGTGCTGTTTGCACCAATGTCATGACGTCTGATGAAACTTCTACTGGTTCGCCCGTCTTGGACGTTTCAAGAGCCGCTACAAGATAATCTCCCACGATTGCGGTGATGATTGCAATACCAACCATCATGGCAAGCAGATACATGGTTCTATCTTTCACTTTTTCTCCTTAGGCTTCTTAGGATACGCCCCAATTGGCACGTCAATGTGGACGCTACTTACTGACGGCTCGCCTTTGTTTGCGTCGGTGATAGGACCGCCTGTAACCCATGCTGAACATGTCCTACTTGCGGCACATTTGAAGTCGAACATCTCGCAGTAACCAAGGTCGCCCGCTTTGACTGTATCCCATGCGTTCTCAGATGAGCCGTCGCCCGCCTCTAGTCCTGCTTCAATGCACGCTTTCATTTCAGTCGTTTGAATGAACGCCGCGCAGTTACCGCACTTTGATTTCTTTGCGTCAGCGATTGGTAAATCCCAACGACGTGCTTTCTCTTGCCAAAACTCGGTGTTCGGTTCGGCAGGATTGAGAGGACCATAACCCGCGGTTTCAATTGCCTTTTCACGGTTCTTGAGATTGAGTGCAACGTCTTTGGTCGCACGAGGGCATGCCGCTTTCTCCATGTCAGCGTCTGGAATGTCGGCTTCAATGCGTTGTGCTTTGCCACCGATTGACAACCCACGCAGTTTGCCTTCCTTGACCATGTTCCATGCCCATGGTTCCCACACAATGCCCATGAATACGGTGTTCTGAGGGTATTTGACGAGTTCAGTTGAGCCGTCTGCCTTCAACATAGGCACTTCGATTTCAAAAGGCCATGTCAACACTTCTGTCCACTCACCCGCAACAACGTCGCGGTTGTGTTGTAGTCGAATACGGCGGTCGCCTGAACGCACATAATCCCAAAGTGCCATTTGGAGTTCGTTATCATCTGTCCATTCGCCATGCGCGTCCTCTTGGTTAGGAACATACATAGGTCCGAGTGTGAAACGACGTTCGTCTGCCTTTGCAAAAACTGCTTTCTTATCTTCGCGAGCAATAATGCCCTTCACCCATGACAATGCAGGTTCGCCACCCCATGCGGCGTATGCAACGCGACCCGCACTTGGATAACCCTTCTCACCGGGCTTGTATCCCGCGCCTTGAGAGTCAACGGAATGACGTGACAAGAACGAGTGCATGCGTCGAACTGTGTCCATGCTGACGCCTTTGCCGTTAGCCAACTGAACAGCGCGAGCGCGCCCAACTGCTGTGAACCCACTACCTGCGTGACCTTCCTTCAACCAATCAAGAGCGCGTTGTGCCTCGTCCTGAACTGATTGTGGCGGCGTGAATGTGTCTGCCTTCTGTGTTTCCTCAGTTGCTTTCTTGACGTTCAACGTGTCCATTTTGTGTCCAACGAGAGTGTCGGTTGGCTTGCCGTCACGATAAACGCGGATAAGAACTGCGGGATTGTCAGGTTCTGCGGTGATAGTAAAACTTGAGTTCGGAACGTTCACTTTGCCTTCGGTGACAATACGCTCAATCTTGCCCTCAGCCATTCCACCAGATGAGTTCCATGAAACCATGTCGCCCTTTGACGCTTTGAACACGAACATGCCGTCTGATTTGTTGGTGTTGCACATAGAGCCTTCCTTCGGCTCTGCCCCACCACATGTCATGCAACGCACTCGCCCGTCGCGGGTCTTGTATTTCGAGGCAACGAAGTCATGAGGTTGCTTTGCCCCCGCACGTCGCTTGTTGCGGTTGATTAGCGCGTCTTCAACGGAAAATGAATAACCCTTTTCCACGCCGACGAGTTCGGCGAGCGCGGATAAAAAACGTCCTAGCGCACCCTTGCCTTCATCTTCATACTCAGGTTCTTCAATGTCCATTTCATCTTCTGGCATTTCTTCCATGTCGTCGTCTTTCTCAGACATCCATTCACGGAACAATGACTCTGCGTCACGTTCGTCGCCTTCCATGCGTGGAACGACTGCCATGTCATAACCCTTTGCCGATAGCATGGTCATGACTGTTGCCATTTGAGCGTCTGTTTCAAACGCCTGACGCAATGAGGCAACTAAATCCATTGGTAGTGACTCTTTTGCGGCTTCATAAGCACGCTTGGTCACGTTGTTTGTTGATACGAGCAACGGCGGTAGTGTTTCCTCGCAAACTAACCCGCGTTTAGTCATCTCGTTGGCAAGAATGTGGTGTGCTGACAACCCGTCTTGTGACTTGATGAGTGTTTCTGCGTGTGAGCGTTCATGAGCGTCGCGGAGTGCGTCGTCAGAAAGTTTTGCAACCTTTTCTGCCGCCAATGCGAGTAATTTCTGGTCTACCATGCTACCTCCTAGATAAGTATTTCATGAACAATGCCCATTGCGCTAGGACACTCGCCCTGTGCCAAACCCCGTGACGTCGTTGTCACTAACTGGGGTAAAGTCGTCGCCTAAATCCGAGTAGGCTGTTGTCATTGGAACGTCAATGACGGGAAACTCGTCGCCTTTAATCCACTCAGATGAGTTCGGCAACAACACAAGAAGTTCCTGCGCTGGTGCATAAAACTTCGTGCTTAATTCGGTGACAATTCCGTCTTCGTCGTATTGACTATCTTTCGGTGGTTTGTATGCCATGTCTAAATCCTACCTAGGGTTAGGTCTGCAAGGATAGCAAACACACCGCCCTTTGCTTTAGATACTGCAATGACACCGATTGCGCTTGGGTCAGGAACGCCTTTGAGTGGCTCTTGCTCAATGATTGTCACGTCCATAATGACGCGTCCGCCGTCTTTGTGAACTTTGTCGACGCGCATAGTCGAACCTGCTTGAATAAGGAACTCGCGCTCGCCTTTATGGTATGAAATGTTTGCAACGTATCCTGCTTGCTGTCCTGCTTTCACTTTGATACGCAAAACAACGTTGCCTGTGAACGCGGCAGAAGGACCGACCGAGGTTGACATAAAGGCGCCGTCATAAATCAACGCACCTTCGGGCAGATTGACGTAAGCGTCGAACACGGCGTCTGGAACACGAATACCGCGGTTGACGATAACGTCCTCTGTGACGACTGACTTTGATAAACCATAAACTGTTTGTTCAATCGCTCGCCTTGCTTGCTGGTCACTCATGCCGTCTAAGTCGATTGCTTTACCTGTGCCGCCGTCACGCAGATACTTGTTCATGGTGTCGTAGTAACTGCCCGTGTATTTCTGAATAGCGGCTTCTTCGTCGTTCGTCAATTGTTTTCGCCAGTTAGCAGATGACTTGCGACCCCATTCCACGCCCTCTGTTTCTGTGTCGAATGTGAGTGCGCCGTCTGCGTGTGTGTAAGGAACGCCGTAGGACACTTTGGCGCTTTCGTAGGACACGGGTTTCTTCGGCTTTGTGGCGGCGTATGGACCCGAATACTCGACGCTTGACCCTGACGTGTTCGCTACCTTCATTGTGCCGTCTTGGAAGCCTTTAATGGCATTTGAGAGGCTCACTTTCGTGCCGTTAGAAAGAGTTAATTCAAAGTCACCCCCGTCAAGAGGTTGCACGTCCATGACTTCATACTTCGTGCCGTTCATGTTCACAATTGAACCCTTGCCGAACGCGGTCAACTTTGCGCCGTCTGCGTCGAATGTCTTGCCCGTTGATGACTCTATCTTGAACTTGCCGTTAGGCAGGACGTCAACAATCTTGTAGGAGTTTTGAGGGAAGTCAGAGTGACCAATAATGCCGCCGAGTTTGAGCATTGGTTGAAGTTTTGCCGCAGGTTTCGCCTTTGGTGGCGGTTTTGGTGCGTCAACTGACTTGCCCGGAACCCAACCTTTAGGAACAACGCCAACTGGGGTGTGCGGATTTTGACTTTGCCACGATTGTTTCTTCAAACTCAAGAACGCTGTCTTGATAGTGCCGTCAGGTGCAATGAACTTGTATTGACTTGCCCCCGGTGCGACTTGTCCAATGACTTGATACGACTCGCCGTTTTTCTTAAATGGCAATCCCTCAGTTACACCCGTCAATGAACTCTTAGGAACGCCCTTGTAGACATTGCCCGCCGCGTCTTCAAGGTGAACAATGTCGCCACTCATCCAGCGGATTTTGAATGAAACGCCCGGCATGTCAACAACGCCCGTGATGTCGCCCTTGTTGATGTTCCACGAATAACCCTTTTGCTTAGATAAGAACGCAACAGTTGGTTGTTCAGTTGTCGGTGCTTCAATCACCTTTGCTGTGTTGTAACTTCCCGCTAAATCCATTGCGCTCATGGCAACGACGTTTCCGTCTGAGTCCTTGACAATGAAAAGGTCGTTGTCTGTCTTGCCAACAATGGTAATCATTGACCCGTCAGGGTTTGACATGGTGAGTCCAATGTCGGGTTCAACGTCCATGAGCGTCAAGTCAGGTTTGTTGTCAGGTTTTGGCGTCGTGACCTCTGTGACTTTCTGACTTGCAATAGCGGAGTCATAGGTCGCTTTGTTGTAGGTGACTTCGATTGTTTTCAGTCCTGTTTGTCCGCCCGTGATTTCAATGAACTGACTTTGCAGTTTGACGCCCTTACCCATTGGGTCGACTTCAAGCACTTTGACAATGACGGGCGTTCCGCTTTGTGAGATGACTTTGAATGTGTCGCCAACTTTGAGTTGTTCGTATGTTGGTGGGTCGGCTGGCGGCTTTGTAAATCCACCGCTCTCAACCATTTTCTTGAGTTGGCTTTCGTTGAAAATTGCAGGACTTGGAATGTCGTCCCATTTAATGGCAATCATGCCTGAGTTGATGTCAACAATGAAACCAAAGTTGCCGTTGTTCGGGTTGTAAATCGGTTCACCAATGGTCGTGATGTCAGGCGAGTTAGATGTCTTTGCAGGTGGCTCATAACCGCGCTTCTGATAAAAGAAACCATCTTCTTTCGCAACGAGCGCCTTCCATTGCTTGGCGTCCATTGTGTATTTTCCACCTTGAGAAACGCCTTTAATGATTGAATACTCAATCATTGTTTCGCCAGTTGTTCCGTCAATGCCTTTGCCGATAACTTTGAAGATAACTCCGTCTTCGCCTTCACCTTTGAAAATCATGCCGACTTCTGCGTCGTCAAACTCAATGATGTCGCCTTGGCTAAATTGCTTCTTTGGTGGTTCAACAAGGTCGCCAGCAAACGCCTGTGACTGTATCTTTGGGGTTGCAACGTCAACGTCCACGCCTTTATACCCGTAGGCTTTCTTCAACCCGTCTAAGCGCGTTTGAAGCAGTTTGACGTATGGTTTAACGAGTTCACTTGAAACTTGCTTTGGTAATTCAACGCCAAGGATTTTCGCGTCCCATGCCATGTCCGATTGAATGGTCAAGAGCCATTGGTCAAGCCCACCCTTCTCGGCAATTATCGCGTCAAGGTTTTTGAAGAACGCCTCTGGGTTCATTTCGTTCGGTTTAATTCCCGCCTCGTCGAACACTTTGCGGTAGTAGGCGTTGTTGTCGTAATACTGCATAGGGTCGGCGTTTGCAAGAACTTCTGTGTCCTTCAACTTGCCCTGCGCACGGAAGAACATTGAGCCGCCTTGGTCAATGCGGTAAATCTTGCCGTCTGTTCCGACGACCACGTTGTCAAGTCCTGTTCCAACTGCGTCATAGTTTGCGAGCCATGTGTCAACAAGGAAGCCGTCAACGATTTCGGTCGCCTGTGCTTTGTTCAGTCCTAGGTTGCCGATTGTTCCCTTGTTTTCAACAATCTCGGTGACGATAAGAAACTCTTGTTTGCCTGTCTTTGGGTTGATACGAACAGCGACCGACGTTTCAGGAACAGGAACGCCTAAGTCGCGGTAAATCTTGTTTGCAACAAGTTCGGAGTAAACCTGTTCAGGGTTGTCATAAAGTTTGACGTAACGCTTCTTGCCGTCTGTGCCTGTCCAGAAACCAGAAGGTTCTTTCTGATTTGAGCCAGCGGGTGCGCCCGTCTTTTTACCAAGAACAACGCTTGCGTCGATAACGTGAGGCGCGGTTGTGCTAGGCGGCTTTGGCGCAGGAACGTCAGGAACGTCTTTGACCGCACCAACAACGTCGAAGTTCTTTGCAGGTTTGATTGACGCAAGAGGCGTGATGTAGCCGTCTTGGAAAATGACGTTTGTGCCTTTGACTTCCTTGACTACTCTGACAACGCCGTCGTCTGCTGTTACTTTCGCGCCTGTCGGTAATCCAAGAACGTCGTTCATGTGAACAACAGTATTGTCGCTCAACGTGACTGCTTTGTTTGTAATCTTCTTGATTGTGTAAGTCGAGGTGTCGCCTTTGACTGCAACGACGTCACCAACTTGTGGTTGATAGACAGGCGTGACAACAGCGTCGCCAGCCGCCGTTTTCTTTGGTGCTTTCGGCGCGGCTACTTGGTCTTGTGGCAAACCGAGCGCGGCTTTGACTTTGTTCTTTGACGCAACAACCGCATACTGATTTTTTTGAGGATTGAATGGCGTCCAGTAAGTCGAACCTGTCGCCCCAATGACTTTAATTCGATTGTTCGGAACGTCGATAGCGAGAACGGTCATAGATTGACCGGGTTTGAGTGTTGAGGTGTAAAGGGTATCGCCGACATGAATAGACGAAAGTAAGTTGACCGCAATTGCCTCTTTTGGCGAACCGACGGGTGCGAACGCGCCAACGTCTGACTTGATTGTCACCTTCGAGAGTTTGACCGCGCCCGGAATGATTGCAACTGCTTTACCGCGAGCAAGTAAGTCGCCTACGTTGATTGCAGACGTTCCGCTCTTTGTCTTGTAGTAGACAGTTGACCCTTTGACCGACGAAATCTCATAACCCGTAGTGCCTTGCATGCCGTCGAAGTAAACCAAGTCACCAACGTCAAGTTGTCCGTTCCATGCAACAGGTTTAGCAAACTCAGGTGCGCTCGCAGGTATCTTTCCGCCAATGTTGCCCTCGAACACACCGCTCTCGTTGTATCCCGAAGGATTGAGCAAGTCGCGTGGCGGCTTTGGTGGAACGTAACCCGCAGGTGGTGGCACGAGGACTGCTGTGCAACGGCAGTTCGGGTGTCGCGGTGGCATTAGTTGTCCGAAACCGAATGGTTGGTCGTAAGGTATCTCTGTGCCATTGAGGGATTGGCAGATTTCGCATGCCCCGACAGGACGAACAATCCAACGCTTAAATGAGTTCGGGTCTGCATAACCCTCATCTATCGCTGACTTCCAACCTAACCAACGTCCGTCGTTTTCGGCGCGTAGGACTTCGGTGCGAGCAATCATGAGTGCGCGTTTGCGGAGTAACTTTGCGTGATAATCAGCCGCTTGCTTCTGTGCAAGTGCTTGCGCCGTCGCTTTGTCAACGCCTTGCTTGATGAAACTCTTGTAGACGCCTTCGTATCTGTTTTCGACCGCCTTCGCCCACTTATCGAACAACCCAATGTGATTGCGGAGTTTGCGTCCTAGTTCGTCAACTGTGTAATTGCCAGAAACTGCGAGCGCGGTGAGGTTGCGAATGATGTCATGCTGTTCTTTGGTCAACTGAACAGCCAAGTCACCTGCTTGCTTCTGTGCCATTGCGATAGCGTCAGGGTTGGACATTGTGAAGGAAGGTTTGAACGCAATGTCTTTGATTGACTGGTCAACGTTTGCATAGTTGACTATCTGTTGCAGTAAAGGTGTTTCAACTTTCGCGAGTGAATCCGACCATGCCCGTGTCGCGAGTGATTGCAAAATGATGTTTCCCGCTTCACCACCGATTTGACCACCAATGTTTTGAAGCGCGACGTCAACAGCAGTTTGAAGATTGCCGTTTGCTTGTATGAGCGAGTCTGCAATGAGCAACTGCCCCTGTATTTGTTCAGGAGTTAACTGCGGTGCGTCTTGTGGACCGAAATCCGCTTTCCGAACGACTTTAAGGCGTAGTCCCATGAACTATTCCTCAACTGACTCGACGGGCGCTCCTGTTTGTGGTTGAGTTTCAGGCTGTTGCTGTTGCAACAACTCATTTGGCAACAAGGGCTGACGCTGTGGTTCGAGCATGCCCGCTTCGGGTGCTTCCATTGGCGGTAGTCCTGAAATGTCGCGAAGATACTCTTCCAACTTCTCGTCAGGTGTAAGTGCGCCAGCCGCAGTGAGTTTCTGAATGAAGTCACCGAGTTCTGTAAGTTCGACCTTCGCCACGTCGCCGTATGTCAAGTAAGGCATTTCCTCAACAGTTATGCCGTTCAATTGAAGTAAGCGTGGAATGGCGTGAGTATTGACCACTTCGGCAACTGACTTCGCGATAGCCTCGACCGCCATTGTCCATAGGTCAATTTTTGATGTGCCGAGTGAGAATGAACCAACTCGGTCGTGACCAAGCAAGATGAAGTCAGACAAAACTGACATTGCAATGCGCTGGTCGTAGCGAGAGATAATCTTGTCTGTGTCGAATTGACGTTGACCGCCAGTTGATAGCAATTGAAGGCGGAACATTTCATGTCCGGCGTCGTCAAACTGCAATGGGAAAACAACGCCTTCTTGCTCATTGCGCTTAATGCCTTGAACGAGAGCGGTAATGGCGGCGAGAACTGCCTTCTGTGACGCGTTTGCGTTAGAGGCAAGATACTCAGGTGGAACGTATGCAACAGGCAAACCTGCTAAGTCACGTTCAATACCAACGGCTTCAATTTCCTCAATGCGCTTCTTGAAATACCAAGGGCGGTAGGCGTTGCGTAGAAGTGAGCGACCTTCTGGGTTGTTCTTTGTAACGTTCGGACGGAATAGAAGTGCTTTCTCGATTGGAATGAACACTTCACCGCGATACGAGGAAGGGTCAATCTGATAAAGACCTTGAATACCGCCGTTGTCGTCAATGTCCCAACGCCATAAGGTTTCCTGCGCACGAATTGACCATTTACGCCAACCGATTTTGCCGTCGCTGTATTTAGAACGGCGACTTGCGTCGTCTTGTGTTGGTCCTTGGCGTCGCTTGTAAACAATCTCATGGTATGACCAACCATGAACGAGCATGGAAAGGATTTGTTGCAAGGTTTGGTCCCATGAGTCAGACATGTCATTTAGACATTCCTCAATGAACTCGCGGATTTCTTCGTCGATTTCTTCATCTCCGCCAGCGTCAATGCGCCATTCAAGACGAAGCAAAATCTTTTCAATCGCAAAAAGGATTGAACCGATTACAGGGTCATTCTCCGCCATTTCGCGGTATGTGCGGTGACCTCGTGAACCTCGAAGTGAGTTGATGTATTCGTCAATGACGAAACCGCCCGAACGACGTAGACCCGTCGTACCGAGTTCGGTCATTTCATCTGGTTCGCGGAGTGGTTCTTGTGCCATGCGTCAACCTTTCCCTGCAATGTGTTCAGCATAGCAGGGGTTGAGTGAAATGTTGCGGAACGACTTAAAAAGGAAAATCGTCAGTTTTGTTGACCGCCCAAGGGTCGTCATTTGACGATTGAGGTGCTGAACCCGAGTTAGTTGTCTTGGTCGCTTTTACTGAATAGCGGTTTAGTGAAACGGCAACATGGTCAGCGTTCAATTCAAGTTTGCTTCGCTTTGTTCCGTCTTTCGCTTCCCATTCCTTCATGACGGGTGCGCCAATGATGATGACGCCCATGCCTTTAGTAAGTGAGTCAGCCGCGTTTTCAGCCGCTTGACGCCACACGTTAACTGTCCAGTAAACCGCGTCTTTGTTTTCCCATGTGCCGTCTGCGTTCTTAACGCTCTTTGATGTCACAACTTGCAAGGTGCAAACTGCCACGCCCGCAGGAGTGAAACGCAGTTCGGGTTCTTGAGTTAGATTGCCAGCGATTGTGAGGGTATTGAAGTCAGCCATTTGTATCTCCTAAGTGTTGTGTTGACCCTACCCGAGTTAGTGTAGACGCCAGCACCGACAATTAAAAGACCTAGGCGTATGTGTCAGCCATTGACATTGCTGGGATTTGATAACGCCGACGAATGTGTTTGCGCTCTAATCCCGTCGTGCCACCCCAGATGCCTTTGACGTCATGCGATAGGGCATAGGCAAGGCAGTCGACTTGGAATGGACATTGCTTGCAGAATTGCTTGACACGACGCGGTTCAACAACGCCTTGCATGTTCGGTTCAGGAAAGAAAATCTCAGGGTCGATTTGAGCGCATACCTGCGACCCGTCAAAGTTTGGGTAAGGAACGGTTCCGCGCCTTTTGCTCACGAACGGCAACAAGACATTCCTGACAAGCGCGCTCGCCATTTCGTCTGTGCTTTTCGTAGCCGTATGGCGTTCCACATTCGTTTCGTTGTTGTGGTTCAAGTAAGACCTGCCCTTCTACGTTTACTCGTTTGCCGTCTTTCCATAAAAAACCGCCCGCTACGCCGTCATAGAGCGTTGCATAGGGCGAGATGACTTCTATACATTCTCGTCTAACAGAACAGGTGTTACACACCGCGAGAGCCTGTTTAACGAGGTAGCGTTCTTGGGTTTCAAAGAGGATTGCGTCGTCTGTGCATTTGGCATTTTCATAAAGGTGGGCGGCAACTCGGCTCGCCTCATGTGCCATTGCGGGCGTTTAAGGCAATGCACGTCCCGCAGGAATGACCGACGTAAACCCATGCGCCACACTTGCAACGTGTGACCTTAGAGTCCTCAGCCATTTAGTGCCTCTTTCTTTCGAGATAATGTTTCAAGTTTGACTGCCATGAGCGCGTCATTCAGTAACTTGTCGGTATCTTGCAACTGCTGAGGTGATAAGTCAAGCATTTGAGAGCGCACAATTCGCAACGACCGCTCTAAGTCAGCGATTGTTGCTTGTGCGATTACCATGCAAGGAGTCTAATACCAGTTTCTGCGTTCATGGAAAGAGAGGGCTTGGCAAGGCGAGCCGTAACGACTTTGAATGTAGCCAAGACCCCACGTTATCTGCTTCTCATAGTCGGCAAGGAACTCAAGTTTCTCTTGCTTTGTATGGTCAGGCATGTTGCGCTGAGGTATCCCATGGTCATTGGTTGGCGAAACAGCGTTTGAACGCCAGTTTGACTCTTTCGTCCATAAGGTTTGAAGGCATGCAAACTGTGTCTTGCCCCATTGGTATTCTTTGAGTGCAACACGTTGAGCGAACACTTGCGCCTCGCCTTGTGGGATTGTTGTCTTTGCGGCTTCTTCAAGAAGTGCTTGTTTCTTGTCACGTTCGATTTGAGCGCGTTCTGCCTGTTGTGCTTTCACGACTGCCTCAACCATTGCTTGGCAAGACCCGTAGCCACTTCCCGTCCAGCAGATGTCAGCAGTTGCTTTTGATACGCCGAGGAAGGTAGCGACGAATAGGACACCGACACCAATGCGTCGGATTACATACTTTGGTTCATTGTTTATTTTGAGAGCCATTTTTACTTCTCCTTTCGTGCTTGACTGAATAATTGTCAGCACTTGGGGTTCGGTTAATCAACTATTTGGGTCGGCGTGTTTCGTGCTTGGCTTTCCACGAAAGAAGGGTGTTTGCCCATTCGTCAAGGTGAACGGCGAAATCTTCCCGTCCTGCTTTTCGAGCCTCCAGCACCCGAGCCTTGACCGACCTTGCTTCACGTTCAAGTGTAGCGCAGTAAAAGTCGTCAAAGTCAGTCCAGAGGTCAAAAAGTTCCATTTGAGCGTCAGAATTGTTTTTAGAGTGTCCCATAAGTCCTACTTACGCACCCCGCAGTAACCCCAACCTGACCACCTGTCGGGTCTATCCTCGTCGCCTTCAATGAACATGCGGTCGATTTTCTCGCCACACGTCAGGCAGGTCGAGGCATAGTGCCATTCGTTGAGTTGTCGCACTTCACCGACTTGGTGAGGCGTCTTGTCTTTGTTGATGTATCGGTAGAACGCGCTCATGTCGATTGTCATTGGATTGCCAACCAAACTATTGCCATGTGTCCTTGTGGCGTCTTGCGTGTGCGTCCTGAGTCATAAACCCAGCCGTCATTCATGAGTGAGTTTCGTGCCGCGCAGACACTTGGGATACGCAAACCGACTTCAACCTCTATCTCATGGTCACACATACCATACTCCCCTTTAGCGACTATCGCGTCATAGACCATGCGTCGTTGCGTTCCCGTGTTAGGAAGCACCGCATTTGCCGCCGCCCGTGATGTTGCCTGACTTGCGTGGCTTACTGGGGTCGTATTGCGGTCAACAGAAGGGCGTGAAGGCGGTTCTAAGGCGTCATCTTTGGCGCAGTTGACATGTGTGCGGTATCCGTTTTCAACAAGGAAGTTGTCCATGACGTAACCACATTCGGTGCAGAGGTGGCGAGCGCGTTCGAGTGATTGCTCTTGGCGTTGCGACTTACGAGTTGGGTCTATCGCGCCTCGACAATACGGGCAGAAACGACGTTGGAAGTCGTGTTCACACGTTTCGTCTGAGGTTGGGTCTATGTCGTTTAGAGCCATGTCTTGCCGTCCTTATTCAACTTTTCTTCTAACCACCATAGGATTTTAAGCACTACGACTGACATGAATGAACCGAAGATGATTGCAAGGAGCATTGGCAACATTAGCGACGCCCTTTCTTCTTGCCTCGGCGTGTGAGGAAGCCGTTGACTGTTGCATAGTCGTCGGTTGCGAGTTCGTCGTTCCATTGGTCGGGAATGTCATAACCCGCGTCTACGATTGTCTGCTCAACTGAACTGAGTGCCTTGCGACGTCTAGTCGCTGGGTCAATGTCCTCTAGTCCTAACAATGCTGACCACACGTCTGAATAGACATGAGAGCGGTCGTAACCTTGAACGCGTGACACCTCTGACTTGAAGTTGCCGTAGTCAACGTTCTGCGCTTGATACGCAACGAAGTCGACCCAATGCTTGCGAGCAACGAACACGCGCCATGGATAGTCGGAATACTCTTTTGTCTTGATAAGGGTCGACGGGATTGTCTTGGCAAACTGTTTCTTGTATCGCGTCACAATGAAGTTAGCGAGCGCAAGTGCGTCTGAATAGTGACGTGTGCGAACGACGAGTGTGTCGGGTTCGGTGTTGTGCTGAACTGCTGAATAGAAACCTGTGGTCGTGGTAAGCCACATAGATGAACTCCTTTGTTAGTTGTTGAGGCACTTCTTGCAAACGATTGGGTGAGCGTCTGCGGGTGACATGTCTGCTTGGTATTGAATTGGCATAGCAGTCAAGTCAAGAATGGTTGTTGGCTGGCATTTTGCGATTGGTGCGAGCCACACTTGCTGGTGATACTTACCGCCATTTAAGGTTGGGTAGAACACTTTTGTAGTTCCTAATGTTTTTGTTGTCATGCTCATAGTATACAATACCCCCGTTTAGTTTGTCAATTCAGATGAACAGGACTTGCTTGGAAAGTAAGCGCGGAAAATCTTTCGCGCCCATAATGAATAACTGAGCAAAGTCAGATAGACAATGCTTCGCTCGCGCCAAGGGAACTTCTTACTTGGCTGAACTCGCCACATAACTTCGTTGCTCATGCGCCACTCCTTGCTTGTAGGTCGAATAGGAAACTCTCATTGCGTTCATAACTTTCTACTTCTTTGCATTGGTGCGCTGGATAGAAAGTGCGGATTGCGCCATACATGTCGCCTTGCCATGTTTGCTCAACTGCTAAATACCATTTGCCTTTCTTTGACATGCGCCAAACAAGGTTATGTGTTCCACAACGATTGCAAGTTACTGGTTTTGACATTTTTGTTACTCCTTCGTGGTTGACCTGATACCACAATTTTAAGTAACCCCCGTTTAGTATGTCAACTCATCTGAACAAGAAAGTTTTATGGCGTGTCATGGCAATTGCAATTGCACGACGGCGGAAACTTGCTTCTCATTTCTTCTTTGAGGCGTCTGATGTCAAAGTAAGAAAACATTGCTTGGTCGGCTAATTTGAGCAAGGCGTCCGAGTCGTAATCTTCAAGGGTCAACGTTGCGATTTCTTTCAACGCTTCTTGACGATTGGCAAGGGCGCGGTCGATTGCATCTTTATACTCTTGCTTAGTCAGAAAAAGGTCGTTGCTTTGCACCGATTGCCTCTGCTTCCTCAGGACTTGAAACCATGCGCTCGCCTTTGAAACCGAATGGCAAGACGTCTGCCTCTGCAAGAACCCAAAGGTGGTAAGTGTTTGCCTCGTCAACAAGGCTCGACTCTTTTGGATAGATTTCAATTGCCTCGCGTTCTGCGCCAGCAAGTTCATTCTTAATGCGTTGGAAGTGTCGCCAATCGCGGATTGCCTTGCGGTCATTGTGTCGAATAGACAACCACATTGCTTGGGTTCTATCGCGCCCTAGAAGGCGGAGATGAACGGTGTAGAGCGAGTTCTGATACATAAACGCCCGCCCTTCGTCATAATCCTTTCTAAGCGCGTCATAACCTTCGGGGTCTGTTTCACGCGCAACGGGATTAGGTTTTGCTTGAACATGAATGAAAGGCGTCCATGGTTGTGAACGTGACGGGTCGCCTTTTGATGTTTTGCGTTTTTTACTCACTTGCTTCTCCTTCGTGGTTGTAGGATTGTTGTTTGCGGGGCTGGTTCGTGTAAGGGGAAGACATGACCAGCCCCGCGCTAACATTTATAGTGCGGCGAGGAACTTGTCCTTGAACGCGTTGGTTGTTCCGCTAACAATGCGCTCTGCACGTCGCACGTCAAGGCTCTCGCCTTTCATTGGACGAACAGGTGCATACCAGTCAGCCCATTCGACTACTGAGTTGTATGCCGCCCAAGCAGTTCCGCGAATGTTGTCCTGCGTTGGTGCGTCCCATAACTTGATGATGTCGGTGAACTTGTCGTTCCATGCCTCAATCGCTTTCTTGTTTTCTTCCTTGTCCTCAGGCATTGGCATGACTGCCTTGAGAACGTTGGCGAACTCACCTTTTGACATTTCGGTTTCAATCAAGCGGTTTGCCATAACTGAGAACTCGTCCTGATACTGCAATGTCATACCAAGTGCCTCACGCGCTTCTTCAACGCGCTTGGTTGCGTTCTTGGTGTGGCGAATTGTGTATTTAGAAACTGACCCCTTCAACGCCGCCGCGACTGTGTTGGCGCAAACTGGGCGAACTGGGGTGACTGTTGCAATGAGCGGTGAAGAGCCGTCGTGTGAGTTGACCACCATGATGTAGAGGTCAACGTTGTCCTTGCCACCTGCAACCTTGATAGTTTCAGGCATTTTCATTGACAAGAAAACGCGCTTGCCGTCATTGAGTGAGCCAGCAGTTTCAAAAGTCAACCCACCTTCGTATGAAAGTGCGTCGCAGAATGTGAACGCCTCGCTGTTTTGAACTGGTTGGTAATAGTTACCAACGACGCCCAAAGGTGAGAAACCGAGTTCCTTGTGAACACGAGTGGTCGCCCACTTGTCCTTGATTTCAACTGGGTTGCCTTGTGCGTCTGAAACGAAGATTGGTTGCTTTGCAACTTCCCAATCAAGTTTTGCAATTTCAAGTGCCTCAGTTGCGTTCTTTGCGTCCTCGGTAACTGTGCCGAGTTTGTGCCATGCGATTTCGCGAAATGAATAAAACGCGCCTTCGCCGTTGATTACTTCTAGTTCGTGAGCCATTGCTGACTCCTTTCTTCGTGGTTATCAGATGACTTGTTCATCTGAACTGTGTCAATCATAAGTGCCGACACCGACAAGGTGTCAACTCATCTGAACAACTATTTCTTTGCGTTGTCGACGATTTTTTGCGCGTCTGTCAATTGGTTAAAGTGCTGGTCAAGAACGTCGAAGATAACTTCGAGCGGTTCCTCAGTTCCTTTAACTGGTATCAAACCTTGAACTCGGTGGTGCAGAGGTCGCGACGTGTCGTCCATGTTGTGTCCGTAAAGCAAAATGGACAGAACGCAAACTTTCTTATCGTCAACCATGCCCTTTACCAACTCATAATTGAGTTGGCGGTTCAGTTGCTCGTCACGTCCAGCCTTCGCTAGTAGTAACAGGTCATGTGTTGTGCAAACTTTTGTAGTCATTTAATCACCCCCTCTCGTTTCACAATAATTTCAACGCACTCGGCGCAACAGATAATGCCTTGAGCGTTTTCTTCAAGGTCAAGAATGTCGACCGAGGCTGTTTTCTTACCGCATGCGCTTTTAAGGTCAACGAATGTAGACATTATTTCGCCTCGCTTAATTCAACTGCCTCGAAACCAAAGTCGGCGCAGACGTAACGTGAGCCGTCAATTTCGATTTCGTCACCAACTGACAATGCGGTGTGAGTGCGAGTTGGTGAAAGTTTTGGTTGCAATAAACCCCATGTATAACCTTGATACATGTTGGTGTCTGCGTAGACAATTTCGCAGATTTCTTTGTGTGAAACTGTTGTTGGAAACGCTGTTTCGATTTCAACAGATGACACAAAACGACCTGCATCTGCAATGTTTCCAAACGCTTTCCATGTGACCTTAATCTTTTGGTTCATTTGAATTGCTCCTTCGTGGTTGTTCATGTGAACAATTTTAAGTACCAACGGGGGTAGTGTGTCAACCATTGTTTCCATGTTTTTTCTAGTAATGTTTTGACATGACCAAACCACTTCTCCGTCAAAACTCAGAACTGCGAGCAGACGGCATTTTCAATTGGACGCTTCCAGCGTTTGCCGTCAAACTCTCGTCAGGTAAGAACTTCAATGTATGTCCGAGTGCGGGGGCATGTTCCTCGTTTTGCTACGCCCGTAACGGCACTTACTTGTTCTCGAACGTCCGTTCGGCTCACATGGCAAACCTTGAATGGGTGCTAGATGACATGGTCGGTTGGCAACATGCAATGCTCGAAGAACTCAAAGCAAAGAAGTTTCGACCAACAGGCAAACCGCGCCAACTTGATGAACTCGAAGGCGTTGAGTTTGACGCATGGACACGCGGTTGGTTGAACAACGGCGGTAAGGCGGTTCGTGTTCATGACTCAGGCGACTTCTTTTCAAAGACGTATTTGAAGGCATGGCTAGACATAGCCAAGCGCACACCCGACATTCTTTTCTATGCCTACACCAAAGAGGTCGTGATGTTTCGCGAGGCATTGACCGAGTTTGAGTTTCCCGTCAATTTCCGTTTCTTGTTCTCGTTAGGTGGCAAAGACGACCATTTGATTGACAAGGACATGGAAAGGCATGCCGAAGTGTTTACCGACGAGCAAGCGATTGACGAGGCGGGTTACCTATCGCAGGAAGCGTCTGACTTGTTGTGCATTTTGTTGCCGACAACCAAAGTCGGCATACCAGCCAACAACATTGCTCACTTCAAGAAAAAAATGCAAGGACGCACTTTTGGCGACTTGCAACATGAGCGCGACGAGAAACGTTCTCAGAAATTAGAACTTGTCCAGCACGAATAACTCGACTTTATACCTTTCTTCGGTCAATTTCTCAATCGCTCGCATGGCTTCATGACGTCGCTTAGATGAGTAGAAAACTTCCATCCAAGGACCATTGCCGTCAATGCCCATGGCAACCCAACGAGTGCGGGCATACCAACGTTTCTTCCTGATAATCATGCGCTCTAGTTCGCGAACTTCGTGCTTCTCAGGGGTCGCGTCAATCATTGGTCGCCGTCGCTCGTCTTGAACTCGTCGCGACATTCACCGCAGTATTTGCCTTCGGGAGTATCACGAAACTTGTCCTCGCAGATTTCGCATTTGAACGAACTCATGAGGTTTGAAACGTCGTCAAGCATTTCTTGGTCATACCGACCAATGCTCTGCGCCCATTTTGCTTTGAACGCTTGCCAAACTTCCTCAGTCATTGCATGCCCGTCGTTGTTTTCTTCAACGTCAAGACGTGTCATGTCGAATTGAAAGAACAAGGTTTGTGACTTGTCAACATGACTTTTCTTTACTCGGTCAAGTAAGTGTGAGTAATAGTCGACGCCTTGCGCGTCTGTGTGCAATTGAAGAATGTGGTCAGTCGCGGTCATAAGAAGTCACCTTGACTTTGTCGCATTTCACGCCGTCGCCGCAGTCACATTCCAACACGTCAAGTCCTACCTCGTAGTAACCCGTGTCGTGGTCGGCTTCTGCCATTAGGACGTCACCGACTTGTGCCATTGAGGCGAATGTATCGAGAACGCGCAACTCATTGCCTTTAAGGATTGGTGTGCGTCGTCCGTCGTTGAATGTGATTGTGAAACGAAAGTCGGTCATTCCGCCTTTTGTGTTCTTGCGTTCAAAGGCGTCAATTTGTTTTCGTGAAGTCATTGCTCTCCCTTCCTATTGCTTGGTCAGGGTTGTCGCTTATCCATTTGAACTCAGCAACAATTGTCATTTGGTCGACTACTTCCTTAGCCATGCACCGAGGGCAAGCAAGCCCTCGCTCGCCGTCGGGGCATGGTTTCGCCGCGAACATTGCGCGGACAATGAGGCGTTCTAGGTCGGTGCGCGTAATCACTGAACTAGACCCTCAAACTTGTTTTGAATTGACGCAACGACGCCGCCAGCAATTGTGCCGACTTCCATTGCGCACTTGTTGTAGGCGAGCGCCTTTCCTTCTAATCCTTGATGAGCGCGAACCGCAGTTGTTTCGTTGTAAACAACGCCCAACGCATGCAACGCTTTCACAATGTCAAACTGCACTTCTAAAGGTGCGTTTGCAATTGCGTTGATAAGGTCGCGACGTGCCTCAGCGCGTGTTTCCTCAGTAATCATGCGACTTGGCAATGGGATTTGTGTGATGTCCATTTGTTTCTCCTTCGTGGTTGTGTTTGTATGAATGACATTTCTATCATTCACAACTGACAGCATAACGCCCGTTTAGTATTCAATCAACCATTTCAAGAAATGTGTCACAACGTCCAGTCATTTGTTTGTGTGAACGACAATGGCGCAATGCCGTCTACTTGAGCAGAGCCCGGTGGGTCGTAAAGTGATAGCAAAATTGCTTCGGCGCGGTCTGGCGAACCAACGCCTCGTCTTTTCATGTCAACCTTTGACTCAATTTTTATGCGACCCGACGAGTCAGACATGTATTGAGGACCTGACAATTGTGCTAATGTTTTTTGGTCGACCGCGATTGTGACTTGTTGTTGTCCGTCGGTTTGCGGTTGTAACAAGGTTCGAGCGTTCCACCACATTTCGGCACGTTGGTTTGTAAAACGATTTGAGTCACGCGCTTTCTCGGCGACATTGACGCCAACAATTTTTGCGTGGTGCATTTGTTCATCTCCCCATTTTTTAAGGGTCGACACAACGCCCCAACCCACACCGATAGCGTCAATCTTGACACGAACAGGGTCGCTGATTTGTCGCTGTTTATGAACTTCCTCGGCTTGTCTGATTTGGTCGAGAACAACGCCCGCAACGTCAACCGCGTTTGCATTTGCTTTGCCACTTGTCTTGTGTCGAACGCTTGTTCGCATGCCGTCCGCCCATGCAATGACGAACTCGTCACCGCCGTCTGAGGCAATGTCAACGCCAAGTCGAATTGCGCCAGTTTGAGTTGTTTCGTTTTCTGCGCTTTGTTCAAGCCATGAAAGAGGAATGACTTTGTTTGCAACTTGCTTTGGAAATCTTGCATGCACACGCGCCTCAACGAATGGTGAGTCCTCACCGAACTCGCGAGTAACTTCGTCAACCCATGTCTGGTCAACCAAGTGTGAAGCGACAGGGTGAGGTGGCACGTTTGCAGGACATGAACGGCAGACACCCGCGTCCTCGCCCGTAAAGTTTGGGGTGTCGTATGCGCCAATTGGAATGACGTTGTAAAGGTCAGATGAGCAAGCACGTTCAAACCAACCGCCTTCTTGGTCGGTCGGCGGGTTTCCCAATAGAAGTAAACGTGTATGACCACCAGTCATAAGTGACTCTAAGGCAGTTCCAAGCGTTGATGAAATACCGCCCGCTTCGTCAACAACGACGAGCAAGTGAGGCGCGTGGATACCCTGCACCGCAGTTTCGTCATGTGAGGCAGATGAGAAACCATAGGCGACAGTTTCGTTTCCGATTTTCCAGTCAACCGTGAAAACCTCGCCGGGCAACTTGTGACGATTGACAACGCGACGAATGTGAGGCCACAAGATGTTTTTTACCTGTCGGAATGTTGTCGCGGTTGTGACAACTTGCGCCGTTCCGGGCGGGTGAACGGAAATCCACCATGAAACGGCACGCGCCGCAATGTGCGATTTTCCGGGCGCGTGACATGCAGGAACGGCAGTTCTTTTGTTGTCGCGAACCGACTCTAAAATCTCTTTCTGCTTCGACCAAACTGTTTCGTCAAGGGCAGATTGAACGAACCCAACAGGGTCGTCCTCGAAACGAACGTAAGGGTTGTTTAACTTCTGCTCAACGAATGTGTCGAGTAACTTGCGTTCCTCGTATGAAAGTTCTTTGAGTATGCGTCGACGTTCCTCACTCGGAAGCGTCAATAACCTCTGGATTGCTTGGCTCATCTACTACTCCGAGTAACGAGGCAATTTTGTTTTCGAGTGCGTCAACTGTCACCGAAACTTGAATTGCATCTCCCTCAGCGCCCGTAATTTCTGCGCTAAGGCGTCGCCCATACTGCTGTGGGGCTGTCCGTTCCAACCACCATGCCGCCGCTTGCCATGTGCCACTATTCGCCGCTTGTTGAATAAGGGCAACGTTGCGCACGAAGGCACCCGCTCTTGCTTTCTTTATGGTGTCCCAAAGTTCTAAGTATTTTGCTTCCTCAGGGTCAGGTTCTCCACCCGCGTCAATGCGTTCATGCTCGTTCTGTCCTCGGTCAAGCCACCGATAGATAGTTGAGCGACCTATGCCCGCGTAATCACAAGCATGGTCAATGAAGTTGCCCGCTTGAAGTGCGTCAATAAGACGCTTCACTCGTGGGTCGTCAATTTCCATGACTTTGCGTCCCGTCTTTCTCGCTGTCATGTTCATAGCATAACCTAGGTTAGGCGAAACGGTCGAGAAGTTCTTGTGGTCGTGCTAAATACTCGGTTGGGTCTTTAATGCCTGACTCTAAAAATGCCTCTTGACGTTCATAACATGTGCCGCAAGTTCCGCAATGAATTACACCGCCTTTATAGCATGACCAAGTCATTGAGTAATCAACTCCCATTTGACCGCCATACTTTGCAATCTCGGTTTTGGTCATTTCAATAAACGGGGCTTCTACTCTGAAATTATCGTGCGCAAACCCGTCATTTCCCGCGACCATTGCTTGTGCGAATGGTTCAAAGAAGGAAGGTCGGCAGTCGGGATAGATGAAATGGTCGCCAGCATGAATACCTGTCGCCACCACCTCACACTTTTCCGCGACCGCCAAACCAACCGCCAAACTCAACATGATTGCGTTGCGATTTGGCACAACAGTTATTTTCATACTGAGTTCGTCATAGCGCCCGTCTGGAACAGACACGTCCTCACTTGTCAGAGAACTCCCTCGCAGGTGTCCTCCTAGCCATTCCATTGGCATGATTGTCACGTCTGCCCCAAGACGGTTCGCTTGATTGAACAAGAAGTCAAGTTCTTTAGAATGTCGTTGCCCATAGTTGAAGCCAACAAGATGCAAGTCATAACCGAGCGTGTAATAGTGCCACGCCAAAGTCGCTGAATCCATGCCGCCTGAGGCGACAACTACGGCTCTCGTCATTCTTCTACAACTGCCTCTCTGATTGCATGAGCGGTCATTTGTAAACCGCCTCTGATTTGTTGAGTTGTGGTGACTTCAATGCGCCAAGGCTCTAAGAACTCAAAGAGTTCATTCGCGATTTGAGCGGTAATTGCCTCACCAAAAATGCCTTCGTTGCGCCATTGCATTAAGTAAAGTTTCAACGACTTACTTTCAACGCAACGAGTGTCAGGCACATAGGAAATCTTGACGGTATAGAGGTCGGGTTGGTCGGTAACAGGACACAATGAGGTGAACTCATGCGTCACGAACGTGACCTCATCTAGTGCGCCGTCAGGACATGGAAACCACTCGAGTTCGTCTTTGGTAATTGCGCCCTCGACTTTGTTTCCAAGGATAGTTAGGTTGCTCATTTGATTTGACCTTCTAGCGTCCATTCTTGCTTAGGTCGAATTCCGTAAATTGCTGGAAGCGTGATAACCGAAGTCGCCAACTTAATCCAAACCATTGACCAGAAGATTGACCAAACTACGCTCGTTGGCATAAGACCATAGAACGCAATGAATGTGAATACGAGAGAGTCAATCGGTGAGGAAATTCCGTTTGATGACAACACGCGACCCCATTGGTGCTTGCGACCGAACCGCTTTACCCAACGCTGGTAGACGTAGGTGTCGATAAGTTCAGCGATAAGCATTGCAATGATTGAAGCGAACACAATGCGCCATTGAGGACCAAGAACAGTCACCCATTCGCTTTGTGCGCCGACGTTCATGTCAGCAGGTGCTTTTGAAACCCAATAGAAGTATGTCGCCATGAGCAAGTTGACGCCAGCGCCTGTGAAAATTGCCGCCTTTGCCGCCTTCGTTCCTGCGACTTTGTGAATGAGGTCGCGAAGTGTAAAGGTAAGCGGGTAAATGAGCGTTCCCGCGTCGATTGACCAACCTGCAAACATGACAATGCGCAAAGACGCAACGTTAGCAATCATGGTTGAGGCTAGATAAGTGCCTACGACCGCAATGAGCAGTCCGAGCCATAGTCCCGAATTGACGTTCGGGGTTTTTTCTGCGGTTGTCAGTTTGTGGCGAGGTGCCTTCTTAACAACCTTCGGTGTTTCTTCCATTTTTTCTCCTTGTTTTGTTGCGGGGGTTTCCTAGTTACCCCGACGGATTAGATGCCCGCCTTGTTCAATAGATGAGCAATGAGCGCACCTGCTTGTTCTTTCGGCTCGCTTGGTAACTCGTCTTTCAAGTCACCGAGCAAACCTTTCCAACGTTCCTCGTCCTCTGTGTTGAGAAGCGCGATAACGCGGAAACCTTCGCCGTCTTGATGTTCAAAGTCGGCTTCTGTTGTTTTGTCGTCGAATTGGTCCCAATCAAAATCTGCAATGCCCATGAGTTCTTTCAACTGACCTTCGGTATAAGGCAAACCTGTGATGAGGTCGTCACCGAGTTCAATTTGAATGTCTTGCAACAACGCGCCCAAGTCGCTCAAGTCAGCACGACCGCGAGTTTCGTTCATGATGACGGTCAACTTCTTTGCCGCGGTTTCGGAAATGTCCAAAACAATTGCAGGAATGGTTTGGTCAGCAATGAGTTTTGGAACGTTGTGCTTTGCTTGCATGCCGTCCTCAGCGATTTGTCGCAACGCTTTCCAGCGGTGTTCGCCGTCCACAATTTGGTAAGTGTCCTCGAACTTGCGAACCAAGATTGGTGCGATAAATCCGTTTTGAACGATTGACTCTATTTCCGCTTGGTATTGTCGTTCGTTTTGTTTGTTCGGATTCCATGGGTTTGGTTCAACTGAACTAATCGGTAAGTGTTCAATTTGTAAGTCAGTTTGCTTTGACATTTTCTTCCTTCCAGTCGATACCGCGCTTTGCCCAGAGTGACGTCATTGCGTCGCCAACTCGCATTAGGTTGTAAATACTTTCTCGTGCAAAGAAATGCAACGCGTCAGCCGACTCCTTCGACGTTGGGCGTTTGCTCATCTTTGTGTCGATACCAACAATTCTGCCACGCTCGTCCACATAACCCCCATACCGAAACGGGTTAACCCACGTTGATGAGTCACCAGAGTAGTAAGGAAACTCGCGCAACATTTCAACCGACGTCACCGCTAGTCCATGAGTGCGTGGGAAGTTTTCAATCCCGCGTTTTTCTTTGATTGCAGACAACACAACTCGCGACCATTCAACTTTGGCTTTGAGGTGTTTGTCATTTCGAGGTGAAATGCCTAAGACGCCGTTTTCAGGTAAGCGGTCAAGCAATTCAAAAAGAAACTCTTTTGGTTCGTCTTGGTGGAAAACTTCCATGACGTTCAAACCGCTTGCTCGTAGGTAGTCGGCGTTCTTTAATGATTGGCGCATACCGTCAAGTCGTTCTTGTTTGGTTGAGGTGCGACCTTTCTCGCCCGGAATGACGTCAAGGTTTACTGACAAGACGCGAGGAAACTTGATTTGTTGCGACAACGCCCAATCTGCATAAGCGCGAATGTCTACGCTTTTGCCAATGTTCCACGCCGTAAATGCGCCAGAGTCTGTCATTACATACTCAGGTTTGTAAGTCAACGTGTCCAATGCTTTTGCATAAGGAAACGCGACCAAGATGTTCGGCGGTTGTATCTCGTTGATGATTTGAGAATGGGTAGGTGAGTTGCCTAGCGCGAATGTCATTCTCATAAGCGCATACTAACCCTAGTTTGGTAAATCCGAGATAGGCAGGTCTAGCAATTCGGCGATTTTTTCTTTTTCTTGTCCATAAGGGAGCATGAGCAACCATTCGGCGAGCATGTCACTTTCAACGGGAACGCGATAACCGCCCACGACAAGTCGCATTTTCTTCATTGCTTTTGCGCGAGTTTGCAGACCTTTCAACAAGTCGTCCATGTCGTCGCCGTCCCATGCTGTGCCGTCAAGGTTCGGAACTGAAAGAAGTATTTGTCTGAGCAGAGCCTCGTCGTAAGTCGCAAGGTCGGTTGTTCTGTTGTCAACCAAGACAATTCGTGTTGCGGTTTCGTCGTCGACTTCAACCCATGCAACGCCAATTGTTTTCCAGCCGAGAGCCTTTGCCGCGAGCCATGTGTGGTTACCGACGAGTATTTCTCGCGTCTGTTTGTTCACAATGATTGGTCGGTATTGACCGAGCAAGGCAAGTGATTGAGAAATCGCACCAACGTCACCTTCGCGGGCGTTGTGATGAAACGGAACAACGGAGTCAATCGGCATTTGCTGAACTTCAAGCGCGGTGTAGATAGGGTCAGAAGTTGCGTTGGGTCGGCTCAACTTTGACGCTGTTTCGACTTTCAAACCGAGGCGCGTTCCGATTTGTCTGCATGCCTTTGTTTTGTTGCCCCCACATTCGTTCAACAAGCGTTCTTCCCATGCTTGCCAAACTTTGTGGTCGACTTTGTATCTGAAACGACCAGCAATGACTTGTTTGCGTGGCGTGATGTCCTCAGGTCGCGGTTTCGTAAAATTGACTTCTCGGTCAAGTGAGCGCGGAATGCTCTCGTATCCCGTCGCAGTTAAATCGGGCAATGACTCCAACAAGTCGGTCAAAACGTCATGCTTGTATGAACCAAGGTCGGCTGTTCGGTTGTCAGCGAGAACGATTTTCTTGCAAAAGTCCTCAGAGCCTTCAACCCATGTGACCGCGATTTCGCGCCAACCAAGGTCTTTTGCCGCTTGCCATACATGATGACCAGCCAAGACACGACGGGTTGACTTATGAACAACAATTGGGCGGTATTGACCTAATCGACGAAGTGACTCTTTAATCGTGCCGACGTCACCAACTCGCGGGTTGTTCGGAAAAGAAAAGAGCGTGTCAACGTCGACCATTTCGCCATTGAGATGTGACGTCATGGTCATTCAGTTGCTTGTTCGTTTGCCTTCTTTTTGCTTGAGGTAGGCGGGAACAGGATTTTGTAGACGCTTTGGTCAGTTGTTCCCATTGCCTCAGCAATCGCTTTGTATGTCACGCGCTTGTCTGAATTGCGCTCGCCGTATTGGTAACGAAGTGCGAGGACGACTTTCTTGCGACGCTTGCCTAAGTTCAAAATTGCCTCTTGATGTTCACGCATTGACTTCGTAATAAGGCGCACTTCTTCCAACCCGTCGTCTGCGCTTTCCAGCGTAATCTCAGGCGGGGTCGTCAAAATCTTGTCAAGCGTTTCTAGCAAGTCATTCATTTTCTCGTCCTTTCCCATTCGCGCACTATACCGCAGTTTACTCATCTGCCGTTAGTGGCACACCGCGAACCCAAACAATCATTGCGTCTTTTCCTTTTTGCGGTTGCAAGAAAGTAACCGAGTGCAAGTATTGAGGTGAGTCGTCTTTCAAAATGCCAGCGTCAACAATGCCGTCAATCGCCGCCTTTGCCGCAGGGTTACACGCCGCGACGTCAGCGAGTATCCCGCCTTTTTGCCATGGTTCGATAGTGATAGTCGCGTGAGCAAGCGGTTTGTGTGTCTTGGCAAGCCAATGAAACGCCTCGCGCCATTCTTTGACGTGTTTCGCTCGCTTCATGTGGTGCCAGTTGCGTTCAGCGTTTGTTGTCCAAGGTCGCACTTTGTATTCAAACGAATAGGTGACAAGATTATCGGATGACATAATTGCCTTCGTCGTTCAGATAAACCAAGCGACCAATGACCCTAACAGGCACGTCCGCAGGACTTGTGCCTCGCGGAACCAACCAGCCATTTTGTCGCGCTTCTTCGCGATTATGTTCAATCCAGCCATGACAACCAGTCGTGCCTGAACCGCATAGAGCCATGAGGTTGCTCATCTGATTAAGTGACTCGTCATGACTTCCCCCCATGCCTCGTGGCGTTCGGTGATGAACACTCACATGCTCACCCTCGCCAAGTCGCTTCCCGCAACGTTCGCAAAGAAACCCAGAACGCATAAAGACAAGCATGCGCAACTCTTTGACGGGCGTTTTAATGACCTTCTTAGCGGTTGTGCGTCGTTTTCTTTTCGGTTTCGGGAACATAACCGCACTTTCGTCCAGCGCCTTGCTATCCCGCCTTCTAGGCGTTTTTTGCATTAGTCAGCAAACGCTGACTTTGAGGCTTTGTTGACCGCGTCAAGGCATGTTTCGCAAGGCAACGCCTCGCCGACTTCCTCAATTGAACGAACACCGCAGATTGCAGTCCCGTTGACAACCGCATGACGTCGACCAATCATCTTTTTCCAAACCAAACTCATTTGTTACTCCAATTCTTCGCAAGTGCGGCAATTGCTGTGTTCATTGTATCGGAGTCACTCAACCCCCCGCTAGTCTTTCTTTTCGTTTTCTTAGATAAAGGCTTTTTATTTCTTTGTATTTGTTTCTTTGTAAAAGCGCCGTCTATACCGACGCCAGTATTGCCGACGCCGGGATAGCCGTCGTCGGTGTTTTGAGGTTCGTCGAAAACGTAGTAGTTCGTACTGAACTGACCCGTCTTTGGGTGCTTTTCTTTGCGCCTAATCAGATACCCGCATGCTTCAAGTTCTTTGAGTGCGGTTCGTATCGCGTCACGTCCTTCACGCCCGCCCGATTGTTGAGCGAGGGTTTCAGACGAGGTGCGCCAATCGTCGGGTCGGCTGAGTATTGCGGCAAGTATCCCGCGAGCGCGGAATGACATGCGGTCGTCCGTCAAGACGCTGTTTTTGATGATAGTGAACTTTGTTTGAGGTCGCGCCGTTCTGATAATCATGTCAGGGGTCGCCTGTAAGATTTGGTTTGCATAGTAAGTCCTTCTTAACGCGCAAGTCACGCCCCTCGTCAATCCGTCAGACGAGGGGCGTGAACATTACATGGATTTATTTGTTAGTCAATTGACTGTGCTTCGACATTTGAAAGTTCCTCACGTCGAGTTGTGTAAGTCGTGCGCAATGACTCCGTCGTTTCTTTCGGAATGTCATAACCACGAACTATCTGCGCCAATCCGTCAAGTTCGGCGAGTGTTTGCGCGTTTTGCATTTGAACGCCCCATGCCTCAACTTGCTCATAGGTTGCGTGAGGTTTTGCCTCGGCACGTTCGTATGAATAGGAGTCAGGGTCAGGTTCGTCGGTAGGTAACGCGAGTGCTTGAAGTAACGCGATACGAAACGCGACGGACATTGCTTTTGGGGTCGCCTTGTCACCTGCGTCCATTGCCTCGCCCAAAACTGTGCATGACAATGAGTCGCCTTCTGTTCCTGTGAAGGTGTATTTGACGCGAACAATGACATGTTCCATTTGAGTGCGGTTGCGACCGACTTCAACTGTTGAGTATGTATGTTCGAGGACTTCGGGCATGACGATAACTCCATGCTCTCGAAGTGCTGGCGCGACGGCGTTGACAACTGCGTCAATGCCTCGGAATGAGAAGTTTTGTGCTGTATTGCGGTCAGTTTTCTTAACCGCGTTCACGTCGTTCATGACGCGAGATAGCAACACTTGAATAGACGCGCTTGCTGGCGTTTCTGTTTTTGTTGTCATGCACCTGCCTCGATTTCTAGTGGTTCGTCAATAAGAAGTTCGGCAGGGTTGATTGCGCCTGAACGAAATGCGCTTGCAATGACGTCACGTCCGTCTTTTGAGAAACGGGTTGAAACGTATGACTCGCGGGATTTGAAACTGATGAATGGCAACACCTCGCCTGTCGGTGTGTAGATTGCCTCGCCGTTCACTTCAACGACATTTTCAAGAAATGCTTTCTTGTAAGAGTCGCGAACTGAACGAACTATCTCAGCAGGGTTTGAGTTTTCGACGTATGCAACAAACGCACTTTCATGCAATACGACGGGACTTGATTTAGGACTTACAAGTGAAACTTTGGCGACTTCTGTTCCTTCAAGAGCGGCTTTTGCGGCGTCTGCGCCAACTGCATTTAGTTGGGTGGCAAACTCGTCACGGAGTCGGTCTTTCGCTTCCTTTGCGGCGTCTGCAACTACTGTGATAGCGGCAAGTCGTAAAGCGAGTTCGCGTAGGTTCATTTGTGTCCTCCTTTCGTGGTAGTAGGAGTGCCTTTCGGCGTGCGTCAAACATAACGCCCGTTTGGTTATTCTTCAACCATAACGAACTTGATGTTATAGGAAACCTCTGACAAAATTGTTTTGCTTCTTCGTGGTTGCCCTTAAATGGGCGGAAGCACAAAACCCGCTCGACGCATGTGCCGAGCGGGTTTTGTTTTGTCCCTAGGAAGGAATTACCACTTAGGTCGAGCAACCGCCATGACTAATGTGTAAGGACGCTTCTTTAGATAAACGCCGTCACCATTGCTTTGTGACCCTTTTTTGTCGCCTGATGTATTGCCTTCGTAGCAGAGCATGTAACCCTTGTCTGGAAAGTTCTTGTAAACAATTCCAACATGGTCAGGGTCGGCGTCTGCGTCAAACTGGAAGAACGCAATGTCTCCCGCTTGTGCGCCACCGATAGTTACAAGTTGCTTTTGCTTTGTGAAATGCTTTAATCCAACCGCGCATGACGCAAAACCTTTTTTGGTTTGGCTTGCAACAAGTGGAGTTAGGTTTGCCTCTTTGAAGCACCATGACACGAACATTGCGCACCATGGTTGATTGTTCAAACCAAACCACTTGCCCATGATTGTGTCGTTGTTTAGACCTTCTTGGTAACCTTCGTCGGCTAATTTCTGAGCCGCCTTGATTACTGCAATAACACCCGCAGGTAATTGAGTTGTTGACATGATTAGTTCGTCTTTCCAAAAGCGTCGTCGTTAGGGTTTAACGCTCTCATGAGAACTGGAAGAACTGCGGCTACTCCTGCGCCCACAATTGCCTTGACGCTATCGCTATTCAGCGCGAATAGGTCGCCACCTGTTGCCATGAAAGATGCAAGTGCCGCCGCCATGAATGAACGTCCATAAGACGCGAGCATTGCCTTCATTGTGTTTGTCATTATTTCTCCTTAGCGTTTTTGTCGACTGAGTTGAAAACAGAGTCGATTTCGTGCATTTCCAACTTGCCGTCGTCCATGTATGCGCGAGCAAGACCTTCAACGACCTTTGCAACGCCCAAACCGCCAGCAAGTGCGATTGACTTCCAGACCTCAATGCCAACCAATGAGCCAGCGCCGACGACTGAAAGTCCTTGTGCCGCGAAAACGGCAAGAATTCTTAAAAGTATTTGCTTCATGCGGATAATGTTTCTTTCTTGCGACTACGCGCTTTGTGTTCACCTAAATGAACGTCGATTTTTGAGTCAACCTTGTCTACTTTTGCGTCAACGTTTTGAATTGAACTCATGATGATGTTTAAGGCGTGAGCGGTTTCTGCATGTTGCGCCTCGTTGTCTTTCTTAAAACTGCCTAACTTGGCAATAATCGCAATAGCGAGTGGCACAATGACCAGCGAAACCCATTCCAGCATACTCAACCCCTGTTAGTAATCTGACAATCTAGAACAAGTCTAATTGAGGATTTGGAACGTCAAGTGGAATTAAGAACCTAGATAAACAAAAGCAAGATTTGGCTTGTTGTCGACCGCGCCTTTCAAGTCAAGCGTGCCGCTTGATGATTGCCATACTTGGAACTCAAGATAGTCGCCTCGCTCGAATGTGTGAGGCGGGGCGGTGAAATTGCAATGAGTGTCTAGTGAGTTTGAAACAGGGTTGAAGTTGTTAACTGAGATTTCTGTTGTGCCATTGAGCAAGATTCTGAACTCGCGGTGTCCTGTATTTGACGCGCTGAAACAACCGCCCGCAGAGACAAGGTAGCGACCATTAAGAGGAACAGTTAGCCGCGTTGGATTAGCCGCCGACCAACAACCCCATGCGTCGCTCTGCGCTGAACTGAACGTGACTGTTGTGTAAGTTGCATGAGGAATTGACTGGTTTGTTGTCCTGATTGCCTTAGGTGAGAGCGTTTTGTCAGCGCGACCGACATGACCAATAGCAAGCATGTCATTGTTGTCTGTGATAACCCAGATGTGATACCCCGGCAAAGGCGCAACGTTTGAAAGGTAGCGAACATTAGGCAAGACGCCTGTGTCGCCCGCAATCTTGACGTCAATTGTGTAGTCGTCGTTAATTGTGACAACTTCGGCTTGCCTTAATCGTAAGTTTTGCTGAGGTGCGCGTAATTGCTTAACAAGAAAGTCCATGTCCATTAGAAGCGTCGACTCCTTGCTACCGCGCTCATTGTCGCCTCGGCTGATAGTGGAACAGTTACCGCGTCAAGAATAAGGGTCGCGTCAACCTTTGAAGGTGTGCGCACAACTCGAACAAGGTCATAGACGTCTTGGGCGGGATTGACAAGTTGGTTCCATTCAATCTTTTCAGCCGCGCCAATTACTTTGCGCAATTCTGCAACGGCGGCGACTTCGGCTTCTTCAACTGTCAAAACTGTCGCGCTCGTTTTGAACATTGGCACCTCGCCGTATGTCTTGCGATAGGTCGGTGAGTTTGGGTTGTCGTCCCATGCCGTTCCGATAACGCCAATAGTCAAGTTCGTGCCTTCGCCTGTGAAGATAACCCCGTTGTAAGAGTCGTCTGTTGTCAAGTCGCGCTTCAATGACGTGATGACCGCTTCTTCGTTGTCCAAGTATTCAATGTCTACGACGCCTGTGTCAGGGTCAGGAATGTTGCGCAGACGAGCGACGCCGTTGACGTCAAAGTAAAGGTCTACGCCAGCCGACTTAGCAATCTCCATTGCTTGTTTCCATGGGTCAGATGACTGGTCAAGGGTGGGATAGAGAACTGTGGTCGTTTGATTTGTTGCAATAAAGTCGGTTTCGGTTTCAGGAACGCGGTCAAGCAAGATTTGTCGAATTGCGTCCTCTTTGGCTGTGCCTTCGTCAATCCAAAAGTCATTGGTATACCACTTGCGCTTTGAGATACGCCATGAGCGGTCAGAACCTTCAAGGGTGATTTTCACGCCGTCTTGTCCGTCGTCAATGCCGACTTTGGTAATGATAAACACGCCCAGAGGCACAAGTTCCTCTGTCCCGTCTTCATACCGAACGCCTCGGTGTATGCGCAGTTCTCGATTGAAAGGCGATAGCGTCGCAAACCCGTTAGCAGGAACGAGCGTTCCGTCTACGTCAACGACTGTGAGTTCGCATTGGCGTCGAATGTCG